CCACCACCTTGACCCATGCCCTTGCGTGAGCCGGTCCGTCAGGCCCACGTGCCACCGCCGCATGCGCCACTTGGATCATCGTGATGACCACCACCGCCGCCACCAAGAGTGACAGATGAGCCAGTAATTGTGGAAGCTAAGCCTGCACCACCGGCACCGCCATAGCCGTAGTCGAAGTTCGAGTTGCCACCGCTGCCTGCGGCGCCTTTACCTCCACCGCCGCCACCACACCAGCCTCCAGAAAAGCCGCCGCCACTACCGCCGCTGTTGCCCTGTCCGGCTGTGCCTGCTGCGCCGCTGTTAGATGCGCTTGAACCGCCGCCAGAACCACCAGTTGTTGCATCTGCGCTGTAAGTTGAGCCGCCTGCACCTCCACCGCCTCCGACTGTTGCTTGGATGCTTCCAAAACTTGACGCAGTACCTTGTCCCCCTGCTGCGTTACCACCGCTGACAGAGCCACCGGCTCCTATTGTGACTGTGTAACCAGTCGCAGTAATTGCAGTACTTGTTGACTCCACGTAACCGCCAGCCCCGCCGCCGCCCGCACCGGAGCTTGTGCCGCCTGAACCGCCGCCCGAAACCACCAAATATTTTACGTAGCCAGCGTCATTGCCTGATCCAGCATCAGACACGGTGAAGGTGCCCGAACTGTTGAAGGTGTGAACTTTCCACGTACGCCCGCCGCCATCGTTATAAGTGGTTTCTGTACCACCAGATGCTGCGAGAGCAACAAAACCTCCGGCTGCTGAAGCAAAAACGCCGTGGTCGGATGGTCTTATAGGCATTATGCCAATGCCCCAATAAGCGTCCAAGTGTCAGTAGCAGTTTTGATGCAAGTCGCTGCTGCAAATTGTCCATCGATCTGTTTGGCAGAGTCTTTCGACTGGATAGTCACACCAGACCCTTGGGCGAGGGTGGCGTTAGCCGACCCGATGTTCTGCACCATAATCTGTGTACCGATAGCAAACGCAACCGAAGAGTTCGGCGGAATAGTAATAGTTTGGGCTGAACCATTCGACGACGTAACTAGTTTCCCAGCGTCAGCAGCAACAAACGTGTACGTAGTCCCTGTCTGAGCATTAATAGCTATCGGCGCTACAAGACTGCCAGCCGTTACCGCACCACTAACAGTAAGTGCGCTTAACGTACCAACAGACGTAATGGCCGACTGGGCAGCCCCCGTTACAGTAGCTGCTGAACCAGACGCATTGCCCGTGACGTTGCCGGTCAAAGCACCAGCAAACGCAGTAGCTGTCAACGTCCCAGTGCCAGCGTTATACGTCACTCCACTGTCAGTCTTCGGAGCTAAATCCCCGGTAGCGGATTCAAACAAAGCCACCGAACAAGAGGTATCGGTGGTATCAGCAACCGTGATCGCTGTCGGCGTAGATGCCGGAACGGCCGCCCACTCAGTATCACCATCCGCCTGCTTAACAAGAACATGGTTCGTTGAAGCAGCGTTAGCGACCGTAGCTCCAACACCGAGTTTTGTCTCAAGAGCCAGAATGGCACCCGAATGATTCGTGTGAACAACATCGTGTTCCTTACCTAAATCATCCATTTCATCAGATGCCGAAATGTTTGGCTGCTGATCGGTCGTGTCTAATGTCGTGGGGTATGCAGTCGCCATCTCAACTCACCGTTATCGCTACAGTCAACGTCCACTCGGACCCTGAAGCTTTTGTTCCAAGAGCCGCAACCTTACGGTTAAGGTTCGTTGCAGAGTCGCTCGAGCCGTTCGCAACAGTCCACTCATTCCAAGCAAAGTTGCCGTTACCGGAACCCCAAATCGATCGGAACGTCACAGTCTGACCAGCTACGCTCGGATACCCGGATTCCATACCTCGGTAATCTTTGTTCGAGCTTGCCTGCAAACCGGTCTGACTGGCAGCCGCTGCGGTTGTCGAGTCGCCTACACCGATGTAGGCGTTACCAGTCGAGAACGCTGTTCCGCCCGTAGCGGTAAGGAGTTGAAGCAAAGCTTCAATGCCTGCATTAAGAAGTAAATTGTCCTTTTTTTCAACCACTTCATCTGGCGGGAGACCCGCTTCACGGTCAGCGGCGTTATGCCATTTCTCAACAGTGGCAAGTACATCCCACGTTTTTGAATCAGTGGTTTCAGTGGACATAAATCAAAAGACCTTTCTCAATGTGAGACTGGGTCCACCCTGCCGAAACAGAGTGAACCCAACCCACGAGGAGCACTACCTAAGCGGTGGTGCTATCTGTCCGGCGGTCGTGCGGTGTGCGGACGAAGAGCCCCACGTTGCATGTACCTGAACCGGAATGATCGATAACTGCACGCATGTAGGTTTTGTAAACCTGTGCAGTTAATTGACGGGTAGTGTTATCGTCAGCGTTTCCGACGGCATCGAAGCGGCCATAGCTGACCACTCCAGAACCGAAATTGGAAACATCTGAACCTTGAATCTCAACATCGAAACCGGTTACACCGGAAGCAATTGCCCCGAGGACCATTTCGATGCTGACCATGCAAGGACGGTCAACTTGGATAGCGGTAGTACCAGCGCTGTCGGCTGACACATCCCCCTGAGCCAAGATAACGTTACTTGCTGTTTTTGCGTCCCTGATAGTTGTACCAGGACCGACTGTTCTAGTTGCTTGTGCCATAGTTCAGCCTCCTTAAGCGTTAGTGATGCCATGTAGACGGGCAACGGAAAAGCTGTTCGCAATCACAATGCCGGGATATACTTCGACACGTCCAAGATGACCCGGAGCAGATTCTGTCTCCCCGAAATCTTTAACATCGAAGGATCCACCCAGGCCGAGGATTCCGTACACATTCTCATCTGTACCGAACGCCATCGCATAGATTGACGAAGTCACACTTGAGCTACCCTGGGTCTCATCGAAGTCAAGGATGGCATTGCCACTCTTGTCATCACCGATAATACGAATAGGGGTGCCGTTGTACATGTTCACTTGGCGGCCGAACACATCAGTGCCCACGTCAAGCAAACTGTAGTAAGTGCCTTGAGCAAGACTATTGATCTTGCGGCGAAGCGTACGGTTCATCAACAATGCGTCAGGAGCTGACTGTCCACGAAGGGAATCCCACGCTTCATCCAGCATCGAAAGAGTAAGCGCAGCACCATTGGTGCCTGCCGACACTTTCTGACCGAGGCCCTCATCGACAAGAGCGTTGATGCCCTTAAAGTCTTTTGAGGTGCCAGTGCCATCAAAGAAAGTTGCATCGAATGTACGAGACATCGCTTTCGCAAACTTTGAGTACTGGCGTGCCTTAGCTGATATCTGATCAGCCTGTACACGAACAATGTAGTTGTCTATGAAAATTTCTCCGCCCAGCACGGCCACCCCGAAGTAACGCTCAGTGTCTGTACCCATTGATCTGGTGTACGTCTCGTTCACGTCACGGAATTGGGGGTCCGGCAGGGTGTCTTCAACTGAAACCTTGAGTGCGTTACCAGTAATAGAAGTAAACGGAAGCATCTCCATGATTGGAGATTCCTGGATGAGGGTAGTAACTACGCCTCGACCTAAAGTCGTTGACCCATATTTGGCAGACTCAAGTAGGGATAGTGATCCACTAGCCATAACTTAATTCTCCTTGTAGGAATAACAATGATTTCTAAATGCCGCTAGCCGGATCCTCGAAGAGCAGCCTCAATAGCGTCCAAGCCCATCAAATTGTCGGTGTTACGAGCTGGGGCGGCTACGCCACCCACTGCTGCAACCTCACGAGCCCTTGAATGAGCAGCCGTATCTTGAGACGATTCTGGAGATAAGAAGTCGCTTACAGCGGCATCTAACTCAGAGCCTTCAAATCCACGTTTAGCAAACACGTCCTTCGCCAATTCAGCTTGCAAAGCTCGACGCTCTCCTTGGAGAGCTTCAGCCTTATCAGCCATATCGGAAAGGTTGACCCCAACAAGATCTTCAGGCTTAACTAGTCCATATCCGTGCTCCGTAATCAGCTCGTTGGCCTTTAGAGTGGATAGCTGGCTAGTTAGTTGCTTGTTCTCTTTCAGAGTCGACTCCAACTTTTGTCGGAGTTGCGACGCATTTCCTTCAATGTCAATATCGCCATCGCCATCGAAATCCATATGTCTCCTACGCCCGGGATAGCCTACGCCCACAACCACCGGGGTTGAAGTGGGGAATGGTTCTAACCCCCTTCCCTAGAAGTGTGTACTAGTAGGTACTTCGACCTGGCTGAGCTATCCGCTTACCCACTCGTTGAGCAGAGAAACCGCCTCCGGCTTGACCCAAAGCGCTCTCAGCGGACTGTGCATACCTCAGTTCAGACGACTCGCCCAGCAACGAACCCTCGAAAGCTTCCTGCACAGCGTTAGCGCTGACGTTAGTAGAAGTAGCCCGTGACATCATGCCCTGCAAAGCGCTCTGTCTCTGCCCGAGAGTGTTGTAAGCAGAACGTAACTTCTCACCGTCGATGCCTTGAGCAATGAACTTATCTAGCGTTTCTTTCTCCGGCATAGTGAACCCTGCTTCGCTAGCTGCACTACCCAGCACCGCATACTCGAAAGCGGATTCCATTGCTTCCAAACCTAGGAACTGTTCACCGTTCGGGTTTTGGAAGATTGCGCCCATCAGATTCTGAGCAAACATCGGGTCCATACGCAGAACATCTGACACTTGTTTCTGTGTGATTTGCCCTGAGGACTGTAACCCTCCAAGTTTCTTGGTGAGCCGTTCAACACCAACTGTCGTAGCTCGCTGGATGAAAGTCTCATAATCGGTCGTGCCGCTAGTCGTTGCTTCGTTGTACGCATTCTCGAGCTGGTTACGTTTATCAGGATCAATGACCGCATCGAACAAATCGTCAACAGTAACTGTCAACCCTGCATGAACATAGAAAGCGTCCCGCAGCTCCTCTGAACCGTTCTCTAACTCTCGATATGTAGCGAGCCGGTCACCTAACTCGTTTACGTCAACTCCTGTTTCCATTAACGCTGCATAATCTTGAGCAGATTCTGTGCTCGGATCATAGAAACCGAAGTCGTTAAGCGTCTGCCGATAATTATCGACAGTCTGTAAATAGGTTGCTTCGTTAGCGAACCTCATCGTGCCGTCACGACGAGTCATGCCAGGGAACATTGCCGCATATTTTTCGTCAGAGCGAATCTTAGCGAGAACACCGTCACCCTCAAATCCTTCAGTGACCCAACCCAAAATGTCTCCGAACCAATCTTTTGCCCAAGGGAACATTCCAATCATGGTCTGTTTAAGAACCTCAGGGCTGACAATTTGGTTCTTCTGTTTCGTTATGCTCCCTGGTGTGGGTGTGATGTAGGCACCGTTCAATGTGTAAGTCGGGTTACCTTGAGCATCTTCACCGACGGTGTATTTGCTGTTCCCATCAGCGTCAACTGCATCAGCATCGGTAGGGGCGTCTTGTTGTTTATACGGGTCCTCGGATCCGGCGGGTTGCTGTGATTCGATTGCAGCTACATCTTCTTCGGCTTGACGAGTCAAAGGGCCTCTATAACCATCGACCGTAAGAGGGGTCCGACCATTTGCAATTAACGTGACGTTAAGTGCAGCCTGCTGCGCCTTAATAGCATCCCTTTGTCGCTGAGCCGCTTCCTCATTCTGCCGAGCAAGAGCCAGCTCGTTCTCTCGAGCCAGTAACTGGCTCTTTGAAAGACCAGTCCTGTTCGCTTCATCATCTACTGGATTATAAAAAACCATTATCCGAATCCCATCCTTCGCCCGGCAGCGCTTAGTTCACTAATAAGGGTGCTCTGAGCATTCTCAGTCGATAACCACTCAGGACGTTTCCGAAGCGAAAGTTTGTAATCACTCAAAGAACTCCCAGCCTGTAAAGCATCCTGCAAACCCTCATCCGTATGATCGGGGAGAGCTGTCTCCATAAGGGCAGAATGTGCCCGACGATACGGATCAGCGTAAGTATTCCAATCCATACCCGCAGGCTTATACGCATACAAAGCACTCGACTGCTTATCAAGCAAAGTCTCGAGGTCATCATCACTCAAATCGTTATTCACAATCTGGGTGCTGTACTGCTCCAGCTTCTCATCAGACAACTCGAGGCCATACCGTTGACTCATATCTCGCACATCAGCACGTTTGTCGTCAATGTCTATTGACTGTTGCTTACCTGCTTTTTCCTCATCCATGAGACGACGGCTCCACGGAGAGCCCTCAATCCCTTCAGCTATCGGCTGCAGCCACTGATTCAGTAAACGATTCTGAGAGGTAGTGCCCTGCGCCAAGCTAAACGCCTGGCTATACCAGCCCTTAAACTGAGGATCGGCTTGCAGCTCAGCAATCGTTCCAGGCAACGTCACGTTTTCACCTGTGTACAATCTCCACAAGTTAGCAACCTCACCTAAACTATTTTGGACTGCAACTGCTTTCTCAGCGTCACTCGAACTAGCCCAAAGCCTTTGCCTCTCAGTCGTACTATTGAAGTAGTTGGTCTGCCGATAAGCATTGTTAAATGCAGTATCGTCGAATTCCCCTCCATTCATAAACTCGGAAGGAACACGACCCATCAGTTCAATAATGCTTGGATCTCGCAGCATTTGATCGCCTGAAGTTGCTATCAAATTCTCAAAAACATCGCTGTAAAGGCCAATGTCGTTTTGCTGTGACTCAGCCTTACCGAATTCTATCATGCTCTGAGACATCTGTTCCCAAGTCTCTGAGTCTACAACTGAAGGAATTTCACCTGGAGGCTGACCCGGTAACTGTTGCTTTAGAGTCGCACCGTTACCCAACTGTGAGGTACGAAAATATTGACCGTCAACGATATACAAAGTATTGGAAACAGCGAATTCATTAACCATTATTGACCCCTCATTAGCTCTATAGCCCTCATGAAACCTGCTTTCACATTCGGATCTGCCATCCCACGTTTCGTTGAAGCAAAGCTATCCACAGTGCTAAGGTTCCCAGTTCGCATACCAGCTTGAGCTGCGTCAGTGACAAGCGAAGGAGACTGGAAACTATCGAGCGCATAGTTACCGAACCGAGCAGCATACTGCTGTTCGGTCAGACCTGAACGTCGGAACTCGTCGTTATACAAATCAGAATAAATGTCAGTGTCCTGAATAAAGCCCATCGCAGAATCATCCGCTGTTGGCGCTCCATACATATCGCCCGTCATTTGATCCTTCTCGGACCACGGCACGTTACGGGCAGCTTGACGTTCACTCCACGAAGATATGTCCCCTTCGAACTGCTGCTGGAAAGCATCCAGCGTTTCATCATCAGGAACCGTCAAGAACAAGCTTTGGTAAAGGTTCCTAAACGTTTCTCGAGCTGTGTCTTCTGAAATTGCGACCTCAGGGGTACGACTCTGATACCCAAGATTTATCAAATAGTTCAGACTTTCCTCATTTGAACTGAACGAATTGCCGGATTCGGCTAAGCGTGTGTAAGATTGGAATCTTTCGTCTTTCCAGTTCATCTCCTTTTCGGTAACTGATTCTCCCTTAAATATTTTTTCTGCGATCGTAAGACTTGTTGATGTACCAGTAGCAGCATCACCAGCAGGGTTCATATCCAAAGGCATTTCACTCGCAAACAGATAAGCAAGTTCTTTATTGTTATTGAACTTCTTCAATCCCTCAGCCACCATGGCAGAAGTTTGGCTCATGGTCCCACCAAGAGCAGCCCTCTCACGTTCGCCTTGAGCCATCAAAGTTAACCGAAAGTCAGTGCCAGTACGTGCTCCGGCTATAACGGCTTTACCGATATCGCCTTTTGATTGACCGGTGTGCGTGTTAATGGCTTGCATCTCTGCTGCTTTAAGGACGATTTGTTTGCCGTTAGGCATAGTGATCGCAAGCGTGTCTTCTGCGACGACGTAGTTCGAGGTCATGAATTCGTCTTGGCCTGCTACACCCAGCTCGCCAATGTACTGCTTTGCTGCCTCTATACCAGCCTCATCATTTTCGAAGCCTTCCCCACCAGACGCTTTGGAATGCTCACTCAGTAAGCGATAGAATTCTTCTTCTTTACCTGGATTCCATGTTATCCCATCGTCTGCGACTACCCCAATGCTCTTAAGCCAAGGTTTAAGTAACTCCGGTATTGACGAACTTCCTGCTCCTCTTTGGCTCTCAAAGCTGAAGCCAGGCTCAAACTCTATTTGATCCAGCGTCAGATTGCCGTTACTAAGTCGTGTTTCATAAATTGCAAGGTCTGGGCTTGAGGCAAAGTAGGCGATCTCGTCCTCGGAATAACCCCACTCCTTAAACTTATTTATTAGTCCTTCGGTCATCCAAGTACACTTTCAATAGGTCCCCATGTAGACATGAGATGAGTTCTCCAACCCAAACGTAAATAGTGCTCATCCTTCGCCCAAGAAGCGGCTAATTGCCTAAACGCATCTCGAACCTTTGGATCAACCTGGTCGTAAGATCCGGCATCTCGGATGTGTTTGTCTCCAAGCCATATAAGACCACCCATCTTTTGCTCACGAGAACCATTAGTAGGGTCACTCCCAAAAGCCAGATACTGGGCGACTAGCTCTTTCGAAGCTTGACTCTTCAACACCGAGTTGCTGACACTGTCGGCAACAGCTTCTGCGTAAGCTGGGTAACGCTCCCGGACTGACTGTTTCACACTTTGCTGCATGTCGAAATACCTAGACCATTTATTGCGACGGATCTCACTGATACCACCCGCTCCACCTTTTTCTTTAATTGCAGCGTCGATCAAGTCATTCATCTGCGCTACCTCCGCATAGCCACGTTCGGCTTCAGCGGCCTCAGTTAACCAATTGCCACCAAACAGCACATGACCTTGCTCACCTGACTCTTTGAGCAGGTTCTCCATGTCATTAAACAAAGGAGCGACCCTGCTGAATGTGTCAAACACTTCAGAGGCTTCCGCATCGTTTTGAATTTTGAACCCTTGAGGGAGGAACACGTTAAGAATCGGATTCGTTGAAACCTCATCAAGACCAGACTTGTTGAACGTGTTCATGAACGGGCGGTTAGCGCCGCCCAACTCGCCGGGTGTTAAACCATAAGCAAACACATTCAAACGTTGAAGCTTCTCCAAAATCGGTAAACGTTCCCTAAATAGATCTGTCAGATTGTATTCCTCGTCCAAGAACTCATACGTTTTGACTGCATCGTGCAGCATCGCTGCCCTCGACCAGTCTTGACTCAAATAGTTCGCTGCATGCCCGAACGTTTTCTTCGTGAAACTGAACGGGAAGAACACAGCGTTCGCATTCATTTCGGCGGCAGAACGAGGATTCAATCCATATGTGAAAGCGTTCTTAGCTGTCTCATATGCCTTAAATTTATCCATTCCGTGGAGGCGAGTAAGATCTGCGTACAGCGAAGCCATCCAGTCTTGAGTGTTGAAACCCAAAACGCCGATCTGACGGAAACGGGCAGTAGTTGCCTCTAACGCATCGTAATCAAAATCTTTACGTGCTTTACCCATAGCAGCAAACTCGTCTTGAACATCTTTCCACTCATTATCTGCTTGCGTAATAGCTTCCGGTGTTGGTTTCTTCGAACCGTGGATCTGCCGGGCACGATCTCTTCTCCAACGAGTTGGAGTCATATTGAATCGCAGGCCACCGGCTTCCTGCACAGACTCAGGGATGTTGCCGATCTGCGACAAGACCATACCTTCGGCGTAGCGGGAGGCGTCAAAGATTGGAGACAGCGTGAAACGCATGTAGTCACGCATCGTTGCTAAAGCATCAGCGGTGTAGGAGTAGTGCTTCCACTTTTGACTGTTGTCAAGCTTGAGTGCTCTGTTAGCTAAACCTCGACCACCTACATTAGTTTTCAACACCTGGGCGCTTGAACGTTTGCCGCCCACTCCCACGACTTTGAGCATTCCTTTTTGGGCTTTGAAACCGAGGTTGGTGCTAGCCGCCGTGCGGCCAAGCAAAGCAAAACCGAAGGCATGATATCGGTTCAGACCATCTTCTTGCTGTGTGTCTGCAAGGGCATAAGCAGGAGCACCAATTGCGGCTGTAAGTAAACTTTTTGAAGCCATTTGAGCGCCCTCCTGATAGTTCTTCTTTAAGACACCAGCGCCCCCATCTACGATTCGGGTCTTCGACAAGAACCTCATAGCGTTCGTTAAGTTCGGATTGGCTTGCAGCCGATCCTGCATCGACACAAGCTTGCCTCGGACCTTAGGTCCAACATCTCGAGCGCCTTTCAACCCATCAACAATTTTGATGATTTCGTCTTCACTGTAATTCTTGGCTTTAAGCCCCGCCATCATCTGTTTCGATATACGATTCGTTCGAACTAGATCGGCGGGGTTTTGGGGGCTGAATCCCGACTGGATGTTCGCCAAGCCTTTACTTGTACGGCCTAGGCGAGCTGCAGTCTTCAAATTATCTTCGAAATCTTTAGATATGTCCCGAGCGATCTCTCGAAGAACGTCAAGCAACCTATCTAAATCAACTGAATCAGTCTTAGAGAAATCGTGAACCCCATCAGCAGAATACAAACTCTTCACCAAGCTGTTACGCAACTGAGCGTTATAAATCATCGTTACTTGGTTCTGGTCATACCTTTCACCAACATAGCCAAGCTGCCTGGCTGCCCGTAAAGCTCGAGCTTCCGCACGTTCCATGTTGTCATGCCACTTACGTCCCACGAAACCAAGAGAGTCCTGATACTTACCCTTTTCTACAATGTCGTTAACTTCAACAAATCCGCTACCGACATCGTCAGTTAAGTCTCGAGGCGTTACGAATTCCTCACCGTGAACTAGTTTGTAACCCAGATCGCTCAGTTGATCGGCTAAACCTTCCGGCATCGAATCCGGGTCAACTTCCTGAGCCGTGTGTCGCACCTGTTTCTGTAAAGCTTTTATTTTTTTCTCGAGATCCAATTCGCTTTGGATTCCATGAACTTTAGCCCAACGCTCACTTGCCTCTATTTTGTCAAGTCGACCCTCAAAATGTTTTTCAAGTTGTGTGACATCAACCTGATTTTTGATCGCATAGTTACGCAAACGGCGAGTACGTCGCATTTCAGTTTCTGTATATTTCAGCTCACTCATCACTTTATTAAGATCAGCGACCTTAATGTTTGCGAACCCTGAAGTCGAAACACCAAAATCGTTTTCCAAACGGACAAGAAGGTTTCTCCACTTAGACGCTAACTGTGGATTCGTAGTGAGCTGCCTTGCGTCATCCTGCAATTTTTGTAGCGTCGTAATAGCTTTCAGTTCGCTGTTCTTATCGTTCGCTGAGATTGTTTCCTGGCGAGCGATCGTGAATTTGCCTCGCACACTGTCGTTGCCGCCGAACAAGTTGAACTTGCCGTTCTCTATAAAACCTAGGAAATCGGGATCTTCTACAACGTCACGTAAATCGAAATGGACGCTGTCGTTATCGAACCTATCGAACGACTTCAGCTTAGGTCCTGTGCGTTCCCGCCTAAATGTTTCTTTCTTACCAATTAGGCGACCAGTCTCAGGGTTAACACCTGTCTTCGAAGCAGCACGGTTCAATTGTCCCTTATTGAATGCCTCTTCAACTAGTCCCGATCCTTTGTGGAACGAATCCCATTCACCAACAGTGTCTAGCTTTTGAGTCACTGCTAACTCAAACATGCCAGGTTTCATGTGTGTATCAAGTAGCTCTTGTATCTTCGTTCGACGGTTAACATTATGAGCCTCGACCATTTTCTGAAGCTCTTCAGCTTTGTATCGTCCCGTCTCAAGAGGAGAACCCACAGGCATGCCAGGGCTTGGATCCAGGCCCCACCGAAAGTCTTGCGAATAAATTTTGAATAGCTCGTCAGCATCCTCGATGGATGTGACTCGGGGATCAGCAGCAGCTATAACCCGCAGAGACGACTGCATGTCATCTGGGTCTGCGAAACGCAGCATGCTAATGAGACTGTTCCTAGCTGTAAGGAACCCGTCGTCATACCTTGCGATACCGTCAATGAAAGGATCAGTGTTTTCAATCAATTTCGAAACATGCACAGCGTGAGCATCGATAGCTGCAGTGACAGCCATCCAAGTCATCCACACCCCAAGCTCTTCCCTGTTACCGCCAGTGAATTTGTCAGCTAAAGCTTTAGTAGCACCTTTCTCTTGCACTTCCGCTGTCCAGTCAGCTACTGCCTTGGCTTGAGCTTCTGCGAGAAGCTCAGGAGTTAAACTCGGGTCATCTATTCTGTTGGCAAGATTCACTCCGACCGCATTGCTCATTTCCTCACTGTAGAAAGCAGCGTTAGCTACTTTCTTGAAGTTAGAGAGGTATTTGAGGGGATTGCTTATCACACCAGGATTAATGACCGTGGTTGGTGTGAACATAGCTTCGAACATGATTGAAGATGGGAGACTGAACTTTGTTGGCTCCCCATAGCCACGCATGAACTGAGTACCTGACTCGACTCCAGGGATATCCGATAGAGAAGCTCCGCCTTCATAGCCGAACGCTTGCTCAGTTCGAGAAACTACGCCGAGCTGCATAGCTTTCTGAACGCCTTTCTTGGCGATCATAACTTCAGGAACTTTCCTCCAAGCTTGCATCTGTCTACCGACAGCCATACGGCCCGGACTCACAGTACGACCTGAAGCTGCTAACACGTCAGCGTTAGGAGCTATACGGCTAGAGAGCATGCCGCCTCGCTGCATCCGAGCAATATCTGTTCCAACATCTGCTGTTTCCATAGCCATTCGGCCAATCTGCGGATTCAGTTTCGTCAACGGCGCATACCTGGCCCCGTTAGCTGCTTGTAAAGCTTTAGCTCCAACGATGCCACCCTTTGCGGCCTTACCGAACAGAGCGACCTGACCAACACCAGAAAAAAGTAACGCTACGTTCACTACAGGCATTGCTAAATCGTCTAATGGTCCGAGCGCTTTCCAAACACTTTTGAATGACTCGATGGGATTAAAGTTCCTCAATTGCATGTTCTTTAACGCATCAGCTAAATGCGGCAACGGATTCCGCACCTCTGAAGCGACCTGATCGATATCCCAAAACAAACCAAGTTCGGTAGCTGCCTCCAGCAGACCGGTGGGGGACATCCACTTATCGAATGTGTCCATCACTTCCATGATTGACGAACCAGGCCCAGGAACGTTGCCTTGCTTAGCTCGAGTCAAATCGTCGCCGCTTACATCCCAATACAAGTTGTTTAACGATGGGTCCCAATTCGAATCAGGTGACAACGTGCCAGGCTCCACATATCCAAGACGCACAGCACGCTCTTTGAAAGCTTCAACACCGCCAGCATCTACTCTCCGAGGCAACCGAAAGTTGCCAATACCTGACGTTAACCGCTGCACTTGTTCACCGGTGGTGTAACGCCGTCTGGTGTCCGGAGGGCTAGAGACTGGGTTCGACACATCGTTATCGAGGCCAGTTAAGAAGTTTTGTAACCCGAGCGTGTCCAAACCAGAGTTAGCAGCTAAGTCTAGACTGACCATAGGGGGCAGCTCGGGAAGAGACCACGACTGCTCAATCGATTTGATAGCTCTAATGCCTGCGTCAATCCCTGGAATTTCCATTACTTAACGACCTTGAACTCTGGGAAGCCGTGTGTACGGCCGCCTTGTTTTGAACCGCCTCTGAAACCAGTCCGGTTCAGGAACTGCACCATTTCATCCATCAACGTTGGGTCCATACGCCCATTGCCTTGCACATCTGGAACGTCTACTTCAGAGCGGAAACTACCGCTACGGAAAGAATCCTCAGAACCTCGAGAGGTCAGCCTCCACACCACAGTCCGGTTCGGATCAACGGTAGGAATACTTGTTTCCCCTAAAGCTAACTGAACTAAACCTGTTCCTTCTTTCGGCAGATGCACAGCGATTTCGCTAACTCGCTCACCATCAACAAGCACATCAAACGGATGCTTAGCTGACCAGGCGACATCTTCCCACTGGTCAATACTCGCTGGGTTTAAGACTTCGCCCGCACCATCCCAGTACCATTTCCCATTCATCTTCTGATATTCAGGTTTTGAAGTTCCGGAGTAGCGGCTCGTTGACGCATTCTTAAAGTACTCGTACAAACCGTCTTCCTCGACCCATGCCTGCACTGCGTTAGCCGCATTAGGGTCACCTTCTCTACTCATGTGCTGAACAAGGTTTATGTCGTCTTTGTAGTAATGCTCATAGACCGGAGCCATACCTCGTGGAATAGCTTCACCGTTCCCATACATCACGAAATCGAGGATCTGTTCGTTATACACATGGTCAACCATGCGTCCCTGATCCGAACCCTTCAACAACCCAGGATGGGCAGATAGTGTCTTATCTGACCAAAGTTCCTGCGGGAGAACTTTAGCTTTCTGCTCTGCGAAATTACCCGTATACGAAAGACCTTGACGTATAGACCTAGATGCCTTTGCTCTGTTCTTCTTCGAATAGTTCAACACCGCATTCTGTGCAGCCGTTTCGGAATGCATAGCTCCTCGAGCGGACTCAGAGAACATTTGAGAATGAATCAGATAAGCGGCTTCTTCACCATGTCTAGTGAAAGTGTTGCCCATCACCGTGTGACCAAAGAAGTCATGCACCGCTCTGAAGCGGTCATTCTGTTCATTCGACATGTAAGGATGTCCACCAGTCGATTCGCTCGACAAGACCTTTATTGTGTTGTTGTCACGTATGTCAGCAGCTAACTCTGCGGGAGACGCATAAGGGTTCGAGTTAACTACCTCAACTTTCATAAACATGACTTCTGTCATGTACTCGTATTGAGCATCAACTTCTCGAGCCATCTGGTCGTAGGACGCTATATCAACGTCATTCATCACCGGATCCATCTCGTCATAAATGTTTGCTACACGCCGACCCTGTTTAGAGTCTGTTTGAGTTCGGTCAAGAGATGAAGGCTTACCTTCCAGCTCAGTCTTAGTGCCTCGGAAAGCAAGTTCCTTTTTGACACCACGCACAGGACCCAATCCGAAGACTGAACCCCAAGCATCAAGATAACCTTGCTTCGCCGTAGCAGCCGCAGGCGCATGACCCGCTTCCAAATGAGGGTTAGCTGAATGCATAAAGTTTCGTGCTCTACGCATCATCTCAGGATCATCAAAAATGAAATGAGCACCAGAACGAGATTCGGTGTCAGTCACTATGTCAAGATCGTTTCGATTTAACCCTGCTTCTTCAATGTCTTCAAGCGACCAATACTTGCCACCGTCCTCGTCTTGCCAAACTGTTGACCGACCTTGGAACTGTGGCTCTTCAACTAGCCGGTGAGTGATACCCGCATCGTTCATGAGACCAGACATATGTTTGTGAGCTTGCTGGGCTCTAATACCGTGGTTAGTGGTCACAGGCGCAGAAATGCTTATAGCCATTTCGCCCTCAAGTCCAGGCATAGCTCTGTTCCCAGGTTTTATACGGCTGCCCGTAAACCCAGCACCTTTAACTTCGTCAAAGGTTTGATCCCTCAACGTTTTCTCATAAAACAATTTGCTGGAACCCACAACCATTGGTTGGCGGGGTCGAATGTCTTGCCCTTCTGGCGAGAACCCGAAACTGCCGTAACCACCAGTCATATGTGCCCCACGAGGGGCCTGTACCTGTAAACCGTTTAAGCCTTGAGCTAAACCTATTTCTCGTGATCGAGCGCCTAACCCTGAAGACATTCGCTGCGAACCGGATTTATTTCGACCCAGTAAATCTTTAGGGCGCCTCCACGTTGGAGTCGATACCTGAGCAAGACTGCGATGCGTGAACGCCGGTGGTAACGGAGTAGTAAGAGCATCAATAAGTTTCTGATTAAATACTTGAGCAGGGCCATGACCGTGAATCCAGTTAGATGGCGACTGGATCTGCTTAAAGGTTTCCGGATCGTAAGTCTTGTAATTCTTGGTGGTGCCCTTCCATTCCCTCCACTCGACCCACGCTATTGCTTGTAGTTCGCTAGGTGTGAGTTTTCTAACGTCACCGTTAGGGAATGTGACCTCGCCGATTTGCTCAGAAGCGATCTCGTACGCTCTTCTCACTGAGCGGTAAAGGTTGCTGCCCATTCGGCTATCAGGAGCGATAGGGAAACCTAACGCAATAGCATATGCGTGACGGTCTATAACTACCGGCACCTCTTGGTCTAGCTCACCGAATAGGTACCTGGCGTTGTAGTCATCGATCTCGCCTGTCATTAATCCAAAGACCAGGGCGTTATGCCGGTCAAGGTCATCAACATCCGACTGTAGGATTGCTTCAACGAAGTTCGGTTGCTTTAACGTATCTCTCGCACTCATTTTGTTAGTGAAAAATGATGTGACCTGATCGTCACTCATACTGACTAAGTCAATAACGTTCTTAGCTTCTGCCGTCGTGGACTTAATACCAACGACGTTGTTCATGTAGTCAGCTAACTGCTGTGGCTGAGCCGTAGGGTGATCGGTCAAATACCTACCAGCAGCTACAGCTTTTTCAATGTTCTGCTCCCACAGCTCTCCGGCTGACATAAGAGAAGCGACACCTACCAGTTTCTTGTGGCTCATCCCAATTTCGTTCGCCGCACCAAGAAGGTCGTCTGCAGCGAACTTGTACCAGGCAACACTCGTGTCCATCTGGCGTTGAGACTCTGGGATGATTCCCTGAAACGCCGCTGGAGCTTTCCTGATCGCTTTGTTATTTCCCGCCCCAATGTCCTGCGGGCGTAAGATCTCAGGCACATCACCCTTAAAAACTTTAAGGCCCTTTATTGCTGCACCTTGCAAATCATCATTACGAACAATCTTCAACGGAACCGCTTCGAGCCCCCTCATATCTGCGGCAGCTAAACGTTTGTTGCCGTCTATTAGAGAAGCAGCACCAGTCCTAGGGTTGTACTCCAACACCAAAGCTTCACGAATACCGTTAGCTCGAATATCATCTGAAAGTTCTCTAACATCGTCAGTGACTTCAAGACTGAACTTCTTTAAGTCTGCAACAGGAACAACTTGTGTCAGCTCGTCTGCGGCTAACGCAGGATGTGTTGCCGCTGGACGCATAACGGCACTCTCGAGTTCTTTCATTCTTCCCGAAACTCGCCTTTGAAAAAAGTCAGTGATGCTATTCACATAGAAAGGAATTGCTTGAACCGGGTTCACCATTGCTTGCGTCGTGATACGCCGCTGCATTTCGGCTTCGTCAATGTTGGCTAAGCTCCGACCGTCAACGTCCATAACCTGCAAATACACCATGTCTGACTGCGAGTTTTTGCCTAAATGTATAGCTTTGACACCCACACGCAAATCACTCAAAGCCAACTCGGGATGTCCGTTACCCATTGTTAGCTTCGCTAACTGAGTCAAACCTGCACGAAGTTCGGCCTGTTCGATCTCCGTTAGTTCTTTACCTGACATCATTTTCTTAAAGTGTTTGTCAATAGCTGGCATCCCTTTACCGAGACGCAACTCAGGCTGGTTAGCCCAACCCTTTTTCTTAGTGACAAGATGATCAAACTTCGAAAGTTCAAGAGCGACAGCAGCCACCCGAACTTCACCAAGTGTCATAGGCGGTGGTTGACCAGGTTGCCCTCCAACGTTTTGAGACATCCGGTAGTCAGGAACTTGGTCCAATAGATCGTCTGCTAAGCCTTGCAGGAAATTGTCTACCTGCACCGCTGTGCTGTTATTAGGAGTCCATTGCCCCAAGTCGTCTCTGCTGCCAATCAAAGATTGGCGAAGGTCAGTAAACGCACCCAGCTCAGAGAATTGTGGAGTGCCCATTTGGGCTCGAGCTAAAGACCCCATCGCTTGGCGGGAACGCCCACCAATAGTTGGGATTATTGACCCAGCGATGACTGGTTCGTTTAACGTTCCAGACAACTGAGCAAAAGTTGATTGGTCGGTAGTTGTAACGATTAACGGAATGTTTGTTTCGTAAGGCCCAACTTTTTTGCCAATAGGAGTCAAACCAAAAACGGTGTTCATGGTGAACGCACGAGGCTGCATTTGGGTAGCTGCGTATCCAACTGTTCCTACGCCTGCTGCAATACCCACAGTGCCAAGGGCACGCTCGACCCAACCAGCGTCAGGATTCACTGCAGCTCGTAGAGCCAACGCTTCACCTAAACCCGGTGCGCTGTAAGCCATCTGAGTGCCAAAGTCGCCTAAAGACCCGAACACATCAGACACAGAGAACCCGTCTGATGCTCGCTGCGATAACTGTTGACCCAACACGGTGGATGGCAACATGCCACTCAACATGTTTAACCCACCGCTGAGAACACCTTCTTGCCTGATCGGATCAAAGAACCCTGGTTGAGGCGGTTGCGGCGCTGCAGGCTCTACAACTTCTTCCTCTACAACCGGATCTTCGAAATCAAACCCAAACTGCTCCGGCTGCTGAGGGAGCATACCTCCGGTAAAAACCATTACTTACCGCCGGTTTTCGATCAAAGACTCCATAACTAGCTGAGCCCACTCTCTTGTCTCTTCCGAAACTTCAGGATGTGTAGTTAACGCATCAAGAATGGCAAGTCTCTGCTGGTCAGCAGCTTGCTGCTTAGGAGGCATCGGTTGAGCACCTGGTGCCATAGGTTGAGATATAGGCACATCCGGGCGTTGAGTCCCAGCCATGATCCCTTGAGGAATCATCGACGGACCGTTCTTAGGTCGGCCTTCTTTCTGAGGAACCCCACGAGTAGGTAAAGCGCCGGGGCCAGGACCTTGACCTACACCCTGCGCTCCAGGTGGAGCCATAGGAGGTAATGACGCCTTTAAGGCAGCCACGTCAGCCTTCTCACCATAAGTTCCAGACTCAGGTTTATTGACCGAAGTGTTCGCCGTAGGGGTTTTTTCTATTTCCATCTCAGCCATGAATGACCTCGCCCTCAGTTTCAATCCACACTCGAGCACCGCAACGGTCAGGGGTTTCAGAATGCACAATCGTGCAAGGCCCCTCAACAGTTACTCGCCGGTGATGAGTGGAACCCTTATATGTGCGATCAATGATCGCTGGTTCGTTCTTCTTAAGTTTCTGTTGGTGAACATGAATAACGTGTTTCACTGGCAAGACTCACAGACATCGTAGTTATCAATAGAGCACTCAATGGGAGTGTCATCTTCGAACGGGTCAAGTGCTGGGCGTTCGCCCATCAACTCAGGGAAATCCTCAAATACTTCAACGAGCGGTTTCGGTTCTTGAGGGTTTGTCATCCAGATACCTGCGTTCCGAGCATTCCGCCGTTACCAGCGGGCATTCCTAACCTTGCTAGAAGTTCAGCTCCGCCAGGGGGAGGAGGTACTGCCGATGGTGCCCCAGGAGGGCCGCCCGGAGGGCCGCCCATACCCGGATCGACCGGAGCGCCCAAACCAGTCGGGACTTGAGCCTCCAACATTTCCTGTTCAGGCTTAACGATGTACTCATCGAACAAATCGAACAAGTCATCGCCCTTCTCACGGCTACGAGCAATCTTCACAAGCGCTTCGTTAGGAACCATTCCAGATTCCAAGCCCTGCAACAGTTTCGCTAACGCCATCGACCTGAACTTCTCCACGTCAAGACGTGAACGTTCCCGACCAACATCAGTTAAACCGTCAATGTTTTCCTGCACGAACTCTTTAGAAACAAACTCTGCCTGCGAATACTGGATATGCAGCACAGCGGACTGTGCAGGGTCACGCCCTAACCCAAGCCCGTACTCGACCCGAAGACGATGCAGCGGGTCAATGTCAGTACGGGGAGTGTACTCATGCAAGAATTCTTGGTTGCGTAAAATACCGGCCGCAGTTTTAGTAGCAGGGAAATACGCTTTATCGACCTCGAGGGCGATTCGTAACGCACGCTCCATCTGCCGTTGCAGGATCTGATGGTACGTCCTGATGGCCGTGTTCATCATCCCGGCAGAAGCCTCAAGGAACTTAGCTGAAGCTATCGACTGGTCAATCTCACCAGGCCGACTCTTCGGCCAACGGCCACCAACGTGAATGCCTTCAATCAGTTGAGCCAAATCGGCTTGAACGTTAAGAGAAGACACCGCCGGAGGTACACGACCAATAGCGCCTTGTGGACCCAACTCAATAAACGAGCCACCACCGTAAGGCATCTCACCAATAAGGTCCTTCACATAAATATCTGAATAGACCGCCTGATCGGCGTAATCCAAAATCAGGCCCATTAAACGAATGTGAGCTTCCAGAAGACCAATAACCTGATCGAACTGGCCCCTTATCTCCCCGTCAAGGGAAACACGAGAACCAATAATTACAGGACAAATACCGATCTTGTTAGGTATCCGCTCCAGCTCTACAGGCAATGGCACATCCTGAGATGAGCCATAAGCAACCAAACCAGAAGCCGACGCCTGATACAGGCCAGTCAACAAATACTCTTGTTCGTCGTAATACTCGACGAGTACCACTTTGCTGTTCTCGTCCGGATCCCCATACTCGTTGTGCTCACCTAAAGCATCACGAAGTTTCATCTGATAGGCGTGAGGGATTTGCGTAAAATACACTTCCCGAGCGAACATGCAACGACGAACGTCATCACCCGGCCGGAAACCCGGCTCCGGGTAGCACTGCCTCGGATCCCTACGCTCAATAAGAGGAATCTTCTGCTCGAGGTCAGGAACAACAGTCCACACAGACATGCCGTAGGCAGCCTTATCCATCACAGAACGTGGAACCAACATGTCCATGTTGTTCACGTCCATATAGGACACCGCAATTTTTTCCATCAACGCAGCAGTTTTCTTAGCTGCCTGAGTCGGACGATCCGGTTGCACCCGAACCGTAGGGATGAGAGAAGCAGACTCAGCGGTATCTTCCAAAGCGACCTGAATCAAGTTCGGGGATCGAGAATCCACTCCCTCTTCATCCGGATCAAAAATGTCGAAATCGCCACGCACAACTCGATCAATAGTTTCCATACGAACATCACGGTCATAATGACGAGACCTCCACGATGCGTACATGTTCGGAAGATTATTGATATCTAACATCAGCTTTTTTGCACTTCGACTATTCCAGCGAGTGCTTGTTCAACCTTAGACATAGCCCTACCAGTCCTAATCTCAAAAGCTTTCTCACGAACTTCTACCTCCGTGGCATCTTTCGGCATTGCGAAATAGACGGGTCTGTCATCCACCAAGGTTGCACAAATAATCTCTTCATCCGACTTAGCGGCTTTAGTTTGGCTAAACGATTTCTTATTCTTAAAATTTTTGAACATAAGATCCTCATGGCCCCACCCGACAAGTGTCGCCTAGCCACCCGGGTTCCAAATCTCAGGGTCTATGTTCATAGGCTCAGGGCCATTCTCGATGTCGTATTCCTCCACAGAGCCGTGCGGTTCAGCTTTCCCCACCGTTTGACGGCGATACCCCCACTGACCTCGAGTCATGTGGCCCGGTCTCTGATCACGAAGATTTATGCCCCTAACTTCCTGGTTCTGGAAATCCACGACACGACGGCGACGCTTAACACGGTTAGGTACCCGCATGCGCTCATGGAACATCGGTAAATGTGCTCGGTTCATCAGCTCACGGATACCAAGATCAGCGAACCACAAACTCATGACACGGTCAGAGACCTGCCCCATCGGGAAAGCAATCAGCTCCTCCATCAAAGGCTGGAACACCTGTGTAGTGGGGGCGTTACCCCACGGGATAGAAACCAGACCGGTTTCCATCAAAGGAGCCAAAGACTCCACACCGAACTGAGGATCCCACTTGTTGCCGTGAGTGTGATGAGGAACAACCCTCACCCCTCGCTTAGCGAGGTGCTGAACCAGCTCCATGTCATACTGCACAATCTGAGACTGCACACCGTTCGACTCGACCCTCCACTCAAACAGCGGGTACTGATCGGTCCACTCCAAAATCTGGTTTTTCATCTGAGGGGCTTTCATCGACCGGACAGCCAACGAATCCACCAAATAACGTTTCCCGGTAGCAGGATCAACACCAATCAAAGTGAACGCCGTAAACCCGGAACCCTTATTGCCACCCGCCGGATCCAACCCAGCGAACAAACGCCAAGAAGAATCGTAATGGCCCCTAACACGGGAAGTGTCCTTACACATATCCAGCATGTCCTGCGTGAACGAAGCACCAACACCAGGGATATCTACCTGCTGGTAGATGAGCTGGAAATCGGCGGGGCGCATCTCCGCTCGGTGAACCAAAGCTTGCGTATACGGGAAATGTTCCGGCCATAACGTCGACTCGGTCTCATCATCCATAATGCACGGATACCTAAGAACCTTGTAACCAGTACGAGTACTCAACGTCGAATAAATATCTCCAGGGTTAACACGAGTACCAATCCAGATAGCTCGCCCCGACTTACCGATACGAGACAAAGCTTCCTTATCGAACCACTCCAACATCGCAGCAACCCGATCAGGGTTACGCATGTTGTCCAAAGTAGCAACGTCGTCAAACTTGATCACGTCAGCACGCCGACCGTAAATCTGTTGCCCTACACCCAACGCCGCAACAGTAGGATCCTTCTCCGCCGTAGTACGGCCAGCAACATAGATCTGCTCACTCGACCAGTTCGACTGGCCGTCAGGCTTAAACGGACCCCAATCATCAATCGGGCTAGGGCCACCCTCATACAGCTCAGGGTTCGTCAACATCTCATTAATCGAATGCATGAAAGTACGTGCAAAAGGCAACGACTTAGACACAATCAAAGTACGCAAATTCGGATTACGGCAAATGTCATACACCGTGTGCCAAACAGTAACCAAAGTCGACTTCGAATGGTAAGGAGGCATATTGATCAACACACGAGGATTAGATTCCGTAATCGCATCCGCAATATCTTTATGGAACCCTGGCGTCTCATGATGAACACCACAATCCGGGCACGACCAATTCTGTAAATAACGATCACAAAACTCAGTGAACGTCCCAATACGACGCTTCTCATTCAAACCCAAAGGGCCAACACGATGCTGCTCCTTAACCTCAGCAACACGAACATCCCGCTTCTCCTTCTCGCCCTTCATACGGCCAGACAAATGCTGACGAGAAACACCAAACTCCTTAGCCGACTCCGTCTGAGTCCAACCATGATTCAAACACTTATCAATCGCCGCCTTATAGCGGCGCTCCTTAGACCAAGACCGATACTTCGCCAACCGAGGTTCAGGCACCCAACACCCCCAGCGACTTAACACGCAGGGTCTGCGTTCGTTGTTGCGGTTTGGGTGTGCTCGGACGCATTGGTGTGCTTTCTTTGTGCAATGTTTTTGTGCTCATATGGTGACCCTTGACGAGTGAACAGGTTTAGGGTAATACTTTACAGAGTAAACCTTGTGTCAACATTGATGCCAGTACAAGGTGCAGTTAAATATTCTTGGAGCCGGAACCCCGAACCACTGGCAGGTTGGTCGGAACGGTTGTCACCCGAATAGGGTCAGTAAAGAATGTGTTAGAGCGACGACAGCTCTTAAGAAAAGGTCGGGGACGTACAGGGCGGGGGGATAAACGACGTACGTCCGTTCGTAGTTGAGCCAGACACAAAACGATCATCAAAACGGTTCGACGAAACGACTACCCTAGTATGTCGTTTTGTCGGCGACTAGGTGTAGTCCCTTTCCCCCGCTTCCCCGCCGCCGAGCTTATGCACCCCGGTTGCTGGTTGGCTCGATACGCCGAGTTTCTGGGCTCTGAGCACTGTTTCGGTCAATTTCAGCAGCGGGACCGGTCAGGGTTCTATTCGCCGTAGATCATTCACCCAGGTCGTTCCCTGTCTGGCTCTGTTTAGCTCTGGTTGCCCGGCGTTCGTTAGAGATTGGACG